CAGGGTCCACGACCGCACCGTGTAGCCGATCCGGGGGAGCCGGTCGTAGACGGAATCCTGGTCGTGGTGGCGGGTTCCGATGACGTTCACGCAGGTTGGGTCGATCGCGCCGCCCTTGGACACGGGCCTGTTGGGGTAGAGAAGCGCGTCGATCTTGACGAACTTGCCGAACAGCTCGTCGCGGGACTCGTCGGTCTGGGTGTTCTCGGGCGTCTCGCAGTCGTCGGGGATCATCTCGTGGGCGCGGTTGCCGGGGATCGCTCCGTCGATGCCCAGTGCTGTGAACGACGCCTGACGCGAGCGCCGCGCTGTGCCGACCATGAACTCGGTGGCGGAGTCCTTGTCGCCCGGCTTGGGGATGAGCGGCTTGAGGAACCACGCCTGCTCGATGCAGTCGCGGGCGATCGAGAGGGTTTTCTTGGCCTCGCCCAGCGACTTGCCGAACACGATGATCTTGCGGTTGGCGTCGCGCAGGAGCGAGCGCGTGGCGCGGACGACGACCAGGTGCGTTTTGCCCACCCCACGCACCGCAAGGGTCTGACGCTTCTTCGGCCCGTTAGGGTTCACCATCCAGTCGAGGATGTCGAGTTCGACCTCGCCCAGCGGCGCGACCTCGGACCACTCCATCGCCTCGAACAACTGGCGGGCGTAGAACTCGGTGTCGGTCATGAGCCGGTGGATCAGGTCCATCGACTCCTTCTCGTACCCGCCCACATCCTTTGGCGTCAGGCTCATTTACCCTCGTCGTCTGTCGGCGTGTGCAGGAGCGAGCGGGAACGGACCAGCGCGAAGTCGGCCATGCCGATCGCGAGCATGAGCCCGCCCTTGAGGTAGATGCCGAACTGCTCCATCGCCTCGTCGTTCTTGGCGTCTGCGATGGTGACGATCAGCACCCCGTCGTGGCGGCGCTTGATCTCGTTGAACAGCTCCTCCATCGTGAGCATCTCAACGGGTGTGGGCTCGTTGGTGTTGTTCGCCATGCTGCCTCCAAGTGTAGCGCGGATTCCGTTGTTTACGCTTAGTCGAGGTAGGGCGACCACGGAAGGTCATCGGCGCTGGGCGGGTACGCGCCGGGGAACCAGTCGGGCGGTTCGTCGCTGGGCAAGCCGGTAGCAATCGACGTGGTGCCGGTCCCGTTTGGCTTGGAACCGCTCGATCTCGCCCTTGTTCGCGAGGTGGTTGAGCGTGTCGCGGATGTGGCAGTTGGACCGTGCGCCGAGAGCATTCTGCACCTCCCGCGTGGACCGGCTCTGACCGTCTCTCAACAGGCTCATGATCCGAAGTTCAAAGGGCGCGAACACCGACCAGTCCATGCCCGTCATCTCGCGCGTACCGATCTTGCGGCAACGTGCCGACTTTGGCACCTTAGACATTTTGGCACAGGTCACGGCTTCACCTCCGCAAACAGGTGGCTCTCGGCCTCGCGCATCCGCCGCGCCGCGATTTCGCAGTATCCCTCGTCGAGTTCGATGCCGATGAACTTCCGGCCCGTCTTAATGCAGGCGACTCCGGTTGTGCCGGAGCCGGTGAATGGGTCGAGAATCCCGTTTCCGCAGTCGCTTGATTCCACAATCGGGATAACCAGATCGAGCGGGTATGGACAGGGGTGTGCGTTGTCTTTACCCTTTCCCTTTCCGGCTGCAATCCTCCATACGGACATTTTCGCGTTGTTCTTGTCGTTCCAGACCCTCGGCTTTCCGAACGCAAAGAAGTATTCGTGAGACGGCGCGTACCGCTTGCAGTTGAGGGCCATGCTCCCGCCGCGATCCCAAACAACTTCTGCGTATAGGGGCGCGCCAGAGTAGATGCTCAGTGGGTGTATGCCCACCCCGTCTCTGTATCGCGTCTTGTGGTTGATCCACACAAGGTGCGCAACCCTCAGGCACTCGGCAAACACCAGCCTCTGCCAGTCTTGATACTCGCCCTCGGTTCTCTGATCGAAATACCCACCCTGCTTTTCCATCCACACGTTCACGCCATTCTTTCGATCAGCATGAAGGCCGGAAGGTTTTGCGGACGGGTTCAGGGTGTTGTACGGAGGGCTTGTGACCACCGCATCTACAGACTTGTCTGCAATCGTCGGCAGCACCTTGAGGCAATCGCCGTGGTACAGAGTCCAGCCGTTACCGCTTGCGTATGGGGTCATGCGATGCTCCTGAACTCGGTGGGAAGGTGCCAGATACCGCCGACGCGACGGGCAAGGTGGACCGTGGTGTGGCCGCTCGGTAAGACCTCGCCGTAGGCCCAGCCGTTTTCGTGGCGAAGAGTGTCAAGGTGGGTCGCGTTGTAGTCCATCGACAACCGGCAGAGGCTCGGGCACGAATACCCCTCGCGCCTGCGAAGTCCGGGCGTGTTCACCACTTCTGCGCGGTGCAGGTGGCCCATCATCACCTTCTCGTAGATTGCAGCGGCTTTGCGAACCGCACCCTCCCCAGAACCAAAGCCGTGGATGCACACAAGGTCGCCAATGTTGTACGTCATCCGCTTGTCGTACTCAACGACCGTCTTTGTGTACTTTAAGGCATCGGCTATTTCGTCCAGCATCCCCTGCGCCTGATCGCGCACATTGCCGTTTGGATGCTTGAGCAGTACCTTCAGGCGGTGGTCGTGGTTGCCGTAGAGGAACGCGGTGGGACGGAACTTTCGCAGGAAATCGAGGCCCGCTTGAAAGTCCAACAGCCCGCTCTCGTACCTCTCGCCTTCAGACGCCTTTGATCGCAGCGCGCGGAAGTCGAAGCAGTCGCCTCCGAAGACCTTGATGTCTGGCTTCCACACTTCGACGAATCGGAAGAACGCGCGAACCGTCGCTACGTCCTGCATGTCGCCATGCAGGTCCGTGCAGAATACCCAGCGTTTCTGCTTGCCCATGAAGTGCTCACGAGTGCGGGAGGTCGTCTGTCGTCGCGCCGGGGACGGACATGAGCAGGTAGATGTTGGCCGAACCCGACGAGAGGTTGTTGGCGTTGTCGCCTCCACCGCTGTCGATCGTCGCGGTCACGGTCGCGGCACCGCTGTTGTTGCACTGGACGTACCACGACGCGGCCTGCTGCGCGAGCGCATCGGGTGTCGTCACGTCAACGCTCTTGGGCGAACCGCCAGCCGTCGCGCCCGTGGCGGGCACGTCCGCGCTCAGTCGCCAGATCGAGCCGCCCGGAGTCGAAACGAAGTTGGTCACGGGTTCTACCCACACCTGAGTCCATGCGACCCCGGCCGGGAGCGTGTCGAGCGTGATCGTGACCGTCGTGGCGGCTGCTGAGAAGTCGGTACGCGTCACCGGGTACTTGACCCAGCGCGGCTGCGCATCGGTCCATCCCGTGACGGTCGCGGTTGAGGCCGTCGTCACGATGGACGCCACCGCGCGGTCGAGCGTGGCGATCCGCCTGCGCAGTTCGTCCGGGTTCGTCCCGATCTTGTTTCTCATGCGGTCTTGGCCCTATCTGACCCAGTAAGACGCAGGGCCTTACGCTGGCGGTCGATGGCTGTTTTGAGCGCGTCAACCTCTCCGCCGCGACCCCTCTGCTCTTGAAATTTTACGAACGCCAATGCTTCTTTCAGAATTGCAGCCGGGCACGGTGTCGGCAGGGCTTCCTCGTCTGCTCCGTCAGGAAGGCCAGCACGAAGCTGGTGCAGGAAATTCTGCTTCACCAACTCAACTATGTCGTTCTGTTCAGCCACGCGACGTACTCCCTTGGATAGGAGTTGAAATTGCTTTCTCCCATCCCCATTTCTGCACTCGCCCGTAAAATGTTCCGTAGCGAAGGCCCAGTTCAGATGCCCACCGCGTCATCGGTTTACCGAGATGGAGCGGGCAGTCCTTTCGCCGTCTCTGGTTCTTCTTCTGGACAGACGGTGTAGCCCACCGGCAGTTCTCCGGCGAGTACGGGCCGTTGTTGTCAATTCGATCAATGCTGGTTCCGGCAGGGCGATCGCCCATATCGGAAACGAATGCAGCGAAGTCGTTCATCCATCTGTCGCATACAGCGATTCCTCGCCCGCCGTAGTACGCATATGCCGCATCGTTCTTGTTGCAGCACCTTCCCTTCATGCTGCTCCAGATAGAGAACAGGGGATGGCGCTTACCTCCGCTCGTCAGCCCGTGCGTCGTATTACTGCTTGCCGCCAACTCTCTCCCCAGACACCCGCACGATCGACTGTTTCCGCTCTTGAGTGCCGCGCCGACGACAACACGCTCAGCGCCGCAGTCGCATCGGCAAAGCCATGTGGACATGCCGCCCTTTGTGTATCCGCTCTGATTGATGACCACCAAGCGACCGAACCGTTGCCCCGCCAAATCCAAGAGCCTGCTCATCCGCCACTCCTTTCGACTGCTAAACAATCAGCAATCAACGCCTGTTGATTATACGTGGAATGAACGGAATTGTGCTTATTTTGTGGAGTGTTTTTCGCTCACGGCTGGCTCCTGTGCTGGGTGCGGCTCTTGGTGGGCAGGTCGTACTCGCTCGCGATCGCCTTCTTGGTGATGGTCGAGAGGTTGAACACGTTGGGGATCGCCAGTCCGGTCGCGACCGACTCCAGATCGTCCTTGCTGAACGTGTAGTCGTCGTAGAACAGGGAGCCGCCGAGCGCGCTGGTCGCCCCGTACACGCCCTCGGCCCAGGCAATCGCGGGCGGTGCGAGCACCTGACCGAACCGGCCCTTGGCTTCGCGCATCTCGCTGGACCGGGCGAAGGCGAAGATCGGCTCCGGCGCGCCGGTTCCGATCGAGGCCACGTCCACCATCCACGGCAGGAGCGAGAGCGCGTCGTTACGGCCGATCCCGGCCTTCCAAATCTTGTCGTCGGCCAGCATCTTTTCGAGGTAGTCCTGGCGGTCCTCGCGTCCGATCGACTGCACGTAGACGCGGGCCATGTAGAGCAGCCCCGACCACGCCGAGGTCGTCACCAGCTGCGTCGCCACCGCCGCGTACTGGCCGCGCCTGGCCTGGTCGATCGCGTACAGCGTCTTGCCCGACCACTGCTTCGCCACGAACTTGCGGAGCTGGAGCATCACGTTCGCGGTGCTGCTGCTCATCCAGAGCGGGAGGTCGGTTTCGTTCCCCTCGCCGGACACGCGCTCGATGAAGCGTCCCTGCGCGATGTTGAAGGCGGATGCGGCCTCGGGGTCGTTCACCCACGCGGAGGTGTCGAACGACTTGATCTTGAGCCCGGATGCGGTCTTTTCGGTGACGGCGTGCTCGCGGATCATGGCCGCGATGCGGTCGGCCATCTCGGGGCGCATGGCGAGGTTGGCGAGCCGCTTGGCGTTCTTGCCCGTCCCCATCGGGCGACCGCTGCCGACCATCTCGGCCCAGGTGTTCTTGAACACGATACCGGCCGCGTACGCCGCGTGCTTGGACGACCACTCCTGCAAGCTGAGTTTGCCCGACACCTGCGCGGCCCGCGCTGACCAGTACGCCGCCTTGCGCGCTGCGCTCACCTCGCCCAGGTTCTCGTCGGGGGCGAACATGCGGGGGCGGTGCGACATCGGACTGTCGCCGTGGCCGATCCCCTCCAGTTCCCGAAGGGTGGTGTTGTCGAGGTGGACCCCATCGGTACGGAGCATCATCTGGCGGATGTTGAGGATTTCGGGGACGCTCTTGATCGCCACCGACCACCCGGCCTGCGCCATCGCCTCGCCGACCTGCTGGTAGTTCTGGATGCCCGACACGACGCTGGACATGGTGCGGATGAACTGGAGGTTGGTCAGGGCGCGGAGCCAGTGGTCCACATCGGTGTACTTGCGCACCGGCTGACCGCCGAGCCGCTTGAGGCCGTGCTCGATGCGATCAAGGTGCGGGTCGATCTCGGCGGCGGGGACACCCTCGGCGGTCATGCGGACGCGGAGGTTGTCGAGGAACTCCTTGATGTTCGTCGGCACCTTCTCGTCGCCGCGCGCGAAGGAATGGAACAGTTCGGACAGGGTGCTGGACCCGACCGAGTGGTCCACGTACCGGCGCGCCAGTTCGGTCGCGTCGTTGTTGAGCATGGAGGAGATCGGCTGCTGGAACGCCTCGCCCGTGCGCTGGTCGATCAGGTCCATCGGCGTGGTTTCGTCGAGGGAGATGCGGCGGCGGAGCCACTGCGGGGTGCCCTCGGGCGCATCGGGCTTCTGGTAGAACACCATGTCGCGGGCCTGCTTCTCGGTCAGGTTCTTGTCGATCTGGCGGATGACATCCACGAGCATCTGTCCGTCGCCTTCGAGCAGGTGCCCGACCGCCACGTCCGTGCCCCAGTGCTTGTCCATCTGCACGCGCAGGATCGCCTCGGCGTAGACGCGGCGCAGGGCCGGGTTCACATCGCCGGTGATCCGCTTAGCGATCCCCTCGGCCAGCCCCTCGTGCCCGGCCCGGTTGCGGAGCTGATCGACCAGTTGCGGAACCCAGACGCGCGGGGTGTGCCACGGGTCGGGCTTGACGTTCTCGGCGTTGACGACACCGTGGCGCTGCTGGCGGGCGAGTTCCTTCTCGTACAGGCCGTTGAGGAAGTCGCTGTGGGCCTTGACGCCGGGGTCGTCGGCCCAGAGTTTTCCACGCGAGCGGCGGTACTCCGTCACCTTCTGGTTGAACTCGCGGACCCCATCGGGCTTCTGGCCGTTCGCTTTGGCGAAGTCCTTGTGCTTGACGTAGGCGTTCCGCTCGCTCCTCTCCGCCTGCGCGTGCGCACCGCGCCGCTCACCATACGACCACGTCGCCGCCTCGCCACCCATCGAGCCGTCCCGCTTGGCGATCGGGTCGTAGAACACGGCGTTGTACGCTCGGCGGATGTTGCCCATCGTAGGGCCGTCTGGTGCGAACCCGGCGTTGCTGACACCGAGCCGGGCCACCTTTCCGAACGTGGGGAGTGCGTCGGACGACTCCTGGATGATGAGGTCGCCGGGGAGCTTCTTCGGGCGCGGGTCGTCCTGCACCCGCATGTTGAGGAAGCCGGGGTCGCTTGGTGAAGCCGACCCGATCGCTTTCCCGCTGTAAAACTCACCGTACTTGGCCGCGAGTATCTTGTCGGCGCGGGCCTTTGCCTCGTCAGGGTTGAAGGACGCCTTATCGAACGCGGACAGGCCCATGTCGTCTTTGGTGAACGGGATGCCGTCTCTGCCGTACTGGTGGAAGGTTGAATCGCCTGCGGCATCAAACCGACCCATCACCTTGCCGCCAAAGGAGGCATCGTCTACAAGGGGATCGCCGTTCGGAGCAGAGAGTTTGTCGCCGATTTTGGCATTGATCTCTGCCGCCGCACGATCGGCATTGTTCTTTGATCCGATGTATACCGTGATGTCTTTGCCGGTCTGGTCCCCTTGGCGACCAACCTTGTGCCGAAGCCCCATCTCTTTGAGCGCGGCCGACACCGCCTCGCGGTTTGATTCATCAACGGCGAGGTGTAACTTCCACCCCGCCGTATCACGAAGCCCAGCAGGCACCTTTCCGGGGTCGCTGGGGGCTGCTGCGCCGATCGCCTTGGCGGGCAGGTCTGTTCCGGCCACGCGGGCGCGGCTACCGGATGCGGCGGGTCCGCTCTCAGGTGAACCTTTCTTGACGTAAAAGTCGCCATCTCTGACATACCCATCAGGAAGTTCAACCGCGCGGTCTGGGTGGATTTTGTTGTACCCGTCAAGTAGGGCGGCGTTTACGCGCCTTCCCATAGCAAGAGCAGTTTTGAGCGGCGTTCTTGCAGTTGGAATGGTCGTTGCTGATGATGCCCCTCTTTTCACGAGCGGCTGACCGCCCTCGTCAAAGCCAACAACATGCTCAGGGTTCAGTTTATTGTCGCTAACGGCCTTCGCTGCTCTTGCCTGCGGCGACATTTCTGCCTCCGCGATATCTGAGGCGATTTGCTCGGGCGAGCCAACCACATCGGGCTTTACAACCGGCCCCGGTTCGTTACGGGCGGTGGTGCCGAAGTCCATCGGCTTGGCTGCGGACGACTCCTCGGGCGTGATCGTGCGGTTGTGCTGCAACGCCGCGAGCTGATCCGAGAACTGGCTCATCCCCTCCGGCGTCATCACCTGCTCGGGCGTCTTGCCGATCTTCCTCGCCGCCTCCGCGATGTCGCGGAACTGGAGGTCTTTGTAGTACGAGCGGGCCACCTTCTCGTACAGTTCCGTCGCCGCCGCGTCGCGGGCCATGACCTCGCGCTGACGCATGACGGCCGCGCGTTCGGCCTCGCTTGCCACCTCGCGGATCGCATTAGTGCTGTGCAGCGCCGTGAACGCGCCGCCGATGACGAAGTTCTGGAGGGCCTCCGCCTGCATGTCGCGGGCGTCGGTATCGGAAAGGCCCGTGACGCGACCGGCGAAGTCGTAGGCGAGGGTGGGTGCGGCCGACATCGCGCCGCCCATCGCGAACCGTGCGGCTCGGCCCGATCCGGCCGTGGCGGGACCGGCCGCGCCCATGCCGAACCCCATCAGGGCCGAGCGCATCACGTCGTTGGCGGTAATGGTCGGCTTCTGGGTGGACTCAAACGCGGTCGTGGCCGCGTTGATCTCGGCACCCACCAGCCCGGCGCGGACCGCCGCCTGCAACCGCTCACCCTTGACCGCGATCCCCCCCGCGCCGAACGCGCCACCCGCGCCCGCCGTCGCCAGCATCGCGAGGGCCTGTGGAGGGTCGAGGAAACCCGCCCCGATCTTGCCCGCGATCGCCCACCGGCCCGAAGCCTGCAACGACCGATCCGCGAACTGCTGCTCGCTCATGCGGCGGCGGATATCGACGGCGTGGTCCATGCTGACCGCGTACCCGAACTGGGGCCAGTAGGCGGGGTCGAGCCCGGCCGTGAGGTTGTCGAAGTGCTTTTCGAGGTCAAACTGCGGGTCGGGACGGAACGAAAGGTCGTCGAACGTGTGGTTGAGACTCGCCTGCACCGAGTCGATCGCCAGCGCATTGACGAACCCGCCGATGCCCGGCTTCTCGCTCGGAACCTCGGGGTGGTGCGGATCGGGCGGGAGGATGCTGCGGGTTTGGAAGATGGTGCTCATGGTGTGGTCGTGCCGAACACGGCGCGGTCAAGCAGTCGAGCGCCAGGGCTCTTGGAACGAAGGCTGGGCGGGAGCGTGCTGTCGAGCGTGTTCGCGCCGTCGATCATCAACCTCTGCGATGGGGCGAGTGTGTCGGCCGTGCGGTCCTTCTGGAGCTGGAGCGTGCGAGCCTTGACCGCCTCGGGCGACTTCGCCACGATCTCGGGCTGCTTCTGGAGCAGGTCGATCAGTTGCGTGGCCGTGAACATGCCCGAGCGCGGGACCATCTGCACGAGCGGGCTGTTGGTGTCCATGACCGCGAAGTCGCCGGTGCGCATGGGCGAGAGGACAAGGTGCTCAAGCTTGATCCCCTGCGATTCGGCGTACGCCTTGTTCTCGTCGTACCACTTCTGCGTCGTGGCCTTGGCGACGAGGGCGTAGTTGTCCTGCAACTCCTTGGGGATGGAGATGCCGCCGAGGTTGATGAGGACGCCGTGCCCGCCGTCAACGTGACCGGCCATCGCCTTGTACGCCGCCGCGATCGCGTCCTTGTCGGACATGCCGAGGATCGCGGTGTAGCTGGTGGCGAGTTGTGAGGCCCGGCTGATGAGCGCACCCTCATTGACCGACCCGCGCCACTCCTTCGGGCGGGCGTTGATGAGGTCGTTGCTGTTGGCGGGGATGGTGCGGCCCGTGGATCGGTCGCGGACCGCCTTCATCGCCGCGTTCATCGCGCGCTGGTCGGACTCGGGCGTGCCCGAACCGATCTCGGGCATCTCCTGAGCCGCCAGTGCGAGGTCGAGGAACTTCCGCTCACGCTCGGGTACTTGCTCGTAGAGGGGCTTGGCGAACTGGCGGAGGTCGCGGGCCACTCCGAGGGCGTGAACGGCCGCTGGCGGAACCTGCTGGCCCGGCTGCTCGGCCTGCATCCACTCCGTCGCCGCGCCGATGCCGGTGGTGATCTCGCCGAGGAACTGCTTGGGAAGGATGCCGCTGGGGGCCACAAGCCTGATCTGGCCGGGACGCGCCGCCGCCTTCACGTCGTTGTCGGGCGTGCCCGGTGGCAGGGCCGCACGGGTCTGCCCCTCGATCATCGCCAGCCCGCGATCGACCACCAGGTTCTCCACCTCAGCCTCGGGCATGGAGGTCTTGCCGGTCTGGAACGACTCGTTGCCGTTCTCGTCGGTGGTGACGGCGTACTTGTACTCGCGGTCGAACGCATCGGGCTTGGCCTTGTGCTGGGCGAAGGTGCCCCCCATCAGCTCGGCCATCGCCTTCTGCAAGATGTCGGCCTTGGCGAAGTCCTCGCCGAGTTGCTTGTCCTTCTTCACCGCGTCGTCGTAAATCTGCTTGCGCCGCGCGGCGATCGTGTCGGTGTACTTGACACGGGCCTCCTCGGGGACACGGCCCTTCCACCCGTCGAGGTTCTGCTGCAACTCCGTCAGCGTCGCGGTAGGTGAGTTGAGCAGGGCCGACATCGACTCCTGAAAGGCGTTGATCGCGACGCCCTGCTGCTTGGCCCGTGTCTGGTCCAGCAGCGACTTGAACTCGACCTGCTCGGTCTTGAGCATCCCGGACGGGATCGCGTCGGTCGCCTCTTTGAACAGGTCCTGGTCGCCCGCCTTGGCCGCGAACTCCATCGCGCCGATCGCGACTGCGGAGCGGGCCTTCTCGGGGGTGATCCGGGGGTCGATGCGGGTGATCGCATCGGCGGCGACGGCGATGTCGTAGGTCGATGCGCCCTTGGCCGCTTCGATCTGGGTGCCGATCAGGTCGGCCTTGGCCTTGTTGTCGTGAGCGACCTTCTGCTGCTCGAACAGGCGCAGGACCACCTTGCGGCCCCGGTCCTTGTACGCCTTGGCCCACTCGGGTGACGCGCCGGGCGGGACCGCCGAGTCGAGCAGGCTCTCGGCCGCTTGCTCGATGCTCTGGCCGTCGGCGGGCTTGATCCCATCGCTGGCGATCTGCTCCTGCCACAGGGCCAAATCCTCACCGATCGCGACGTGCGCGTTGGCGGCGATGCCCTCCTCCCTGATCTTCTCGGCCCGGTCCAGTTCGTCGCGGGCGCGGTCCTGCCCCTTGGCGGCGACGGCCGCTTCGATCGACGAGCGATTGGCGGCGACTTGCGCCTGCGTGCTGGACTGGATCGTGACATCCGCCGCGCCAATCGCCGCGCCGAACACCTGCGTGAGCTGATCGGCGAGGGCCGCGCCGCGCGAGGTGACGGGCATCGGGGTCGCACCCGGCGCGTTCAGCTGCTCGGCCGGGAGCGGGAGCGTGGGGGCGCTGGGCCGGGCACGAGACGTGCTCGCCAGCGGCTTGCCCATGCCCTCAAGCGAGCCGGGTATCAGGTCGCGGATGGAGTTGAACTGGCTCATGGGGTGAGGGTTCCTGGTGACGGTGGACCGATGAACCCGTAGCTGGACTCGAACCCGGTGCGGGCCGCGGCGTTCTCGGCCACGCGCGCGGCGTCTGCGGCTGCTGCGTTGGCCGCGAGCCCGCTGGAGATGCTGGACCCGGCCGCGTACCCCTTCAACCCGCCCGCGATGCCCGCGAGGATCGGGCTGGAGATGTTGGCGTTGAGCTGGGCGATGCGGGCCTGTGACTCGCTCTGGATCGCGGCCTCGTTGTTGGTCGTGTTGCGGCCGATGATGTTCAGGTCAAGCTGGGCACCCAGCGCGGCGGAAGTCTGCAAGTCCCCGTACGAACCGCCCACGCCGACGCCCGCTGCGGCACCGGCCACGCGCAGGGCTCCCTCGGTACGGTGCAGGTCGGCGAGCCGCTGCTGTGCCCGAACCTGGGCCTGCTGCTGCACCTGACGGGACTGGATCGTCGCGGCTTGCCGCTGAGACTGGATGGACCGCTTGATCGCCTGGTTCTGCTGCTGGGCCTGAACCGCCGCCAGCCCCGCACCGATCACGGTTGTCGCGATCGCGATGTAACTCATGCGCCCTCCAGTGCCGCGAGCAGGTGCTCGTCGTGCTTGAGGATGATCTCAGACTCGACCTCGGCCGGGTCGGTCTTGGTGGTGGCGTGGAAGGTGGACCAGATCACATCCGTCAGCGTCAGGAGCACGCGCCGGGTGCCGGGCTTGGTCACGCCGAGGAACGGGCCGTCGTAGGCGTCCCACTCGCCGTTCTCGTCGCGGAGGTGGATCGTGCCCGCCACCAGCATGAACGGGTGCTCGGTGAGGTGAATCTTGCCGGTGACGATCGACCCGGCAGGGATGTAGCACGTCCGCACGTAGAGGCCGGGCGTGAACAGGTGCTCCACGCGCGTCTCGGCCGGGGGCAAGTTACGCGCGAGGGCGACTTCCAGTTCGTCGATGCGGGGGTTGATAACGATGTCGGTCACTGCGGCACCCTCCCGTCCACATCAAGGACCGTCTCGACCGCGGACACCGTGAACCGCCGCGCCGTCGCGTTGCGGATCGTCAGGGTCGTGTCGCGGGTGCTGCCACCGGGGAAGGCCCGGAGTTCGCCCACCGCCTGCGGCGAGTTGACCGTGGCCGTGAACGTCTCGGTGCGGTCGGTGCAGCCGGAGGTGGAGGCGACCAGCGCGTAGCCGCCCGTGTCGGTGTGCTCGACGATCACCTCGCGGAAGCTCTTGCGGTCGTTGAGCGAGGCCGCGCCGGTGGGGTCTTTGAAGTACGGCTCTGACAGTTCGACCTCCTGCGTGAACGCCCTTCCGAGGATCACCTGCCCGCCCGAGTAGTCTGCGCCTGTTGCCGTGACGGTTGCCCCCGTGGTAGATACTGTGACCTGCGTTCCAACAGTCCCCGCTCCCGTAAGCAGGATCGCCCTGTTGATTGTCGGGTCAGAGACGGGAAAAGTCCACGTTGTATCCGCGCCGCCATACGATCCGGTCGCGACGTACTGACGATCGAGGTGGGTGGACTCGGCCAGCCCGTTGCGGGTCGATTCCTCGCTGCACCCCATCCGCTCCAGTGTCCAGACCGAGCCGAGCTTCTGGAGGGTCCAGAGTTCGTCGCCAAGGACCGCCATGTCCTCGATCGACAGGTCCGTCACAAACGTCCACTTGGCCCACGCCGACTGAATCTTCTTGTTTCCCTCCCAGTAGGTCGTGTAGGGGAAGATGGTGGTCTTGGCCGAGTTCAGGACGAACACTCGCCCGGTCTGGGAGTGGGCCTGGATGCGGCGGATGGTCGCGGGCAGGTAGCCGTCCGCGTGCGCCGAGACGTTGAACGCCGACAGGACCGACACCGACTCATCGGGGAAATACTCCATCAGGTTCGCGCCCTGGTTGCCGCTGGCGACGGAGTAGACCGCTTGGTCCATCGCGGCAGGGCGGACACTCAGGGGCCGGTACGCGGTGGTGGCCGAGAGGGTGACGGTCGAGGGCGAGAGTTTCCCCTCGCTGGAGAGTTCGTACTGGCGAGGGCCGTCTGTGAGCACCAGCATCGCCTTGCGGAACGACACCAGATCGGACACGTTCGCGGCCGATTTGTCGTCGGACAGGGGCGCGTCGATGGGGTCCGAGTCCACGATGTTGTCGGCGTCGTCGGCGTAGAAGTTGAACAGGTCGTCCACCTGCGAACCGGCGATATTGGGGCCACCGCCCAGCCACAGGCGGTTCTCAAAGTACGACATCGCCGTGACCTTGAGCGTCCCCTTGAACACCTCCGGGAGCGGGTTCGTCAGGGGCTCGCCGCTGTAGCGAGGGCTCCAGTCGATCGGAGAGAACACGAACACCTCTGGGAGCGAGTAGGACGACGACATGAACAATCCCGCCCGCGCCGCTGTCATGTCGCTAGAGAACACGCCGGGGTGGAACGTGACTTCGGTGAGGAGCCCGGAGAGTTGAGTCGTGACCGTCCCGCCCGTGGTGGCGAGGTACGCGCCGAGGGTGAGCGGGTAGATGGCCTCGTTGTCGGTAAACGTGGTTGGGGTCTGGGTCGTGATGGTCGTGACCGTCTGCGCCACCCCGTCCACGCTGACCGTGACGGTGTTGGTGTCGGGACGGACGGCAATGCTGACGAGGTGCCACGCGAAGTCGTTGGTGGCCGTGAGCGAGCCGGTGGTCTTGACCGTCAGGGCCAGTCCCGCGCTGTCGGAAAGGTGGAACCACCATGCGTTCGCGGTGTCAGTCGATCCGTCGTTGGTGTTGCCGCGGATGTGCAGGCCCATGCGAGAGCCGGATGTCGTCACTCCCATCCCCACGACCGAGTACATGGTGGAGATGGCCGTCTTGACCATGAACTCGATCGTGAACCCGCGGTCGAGGAAGTTGCCAAGTCCGCTCACGCTGCCAAGGTTCGCGTAGCGGTCTGGTGCGGTTCCGCACGACATCGCCAGCGAGCCGCTGATCGTCGTAGGGCCTGCGCTGCCGACCGCCGCGGAGGTTGACGAGAGCGTGCCGTTGTGGGTTCCCGCGGTGTCGAAGGCGTTGAGGGAGCCGGTGGCGTTCTGAAAGCGGTAATACGCGAAGGGGAGCATGGCGTTGGTCATGCTCACCCAGTCCCACGTACCGCCGTCGTGAACGCGCTGGAGCTGCTGAGGGGCTGTCGTTTCGTCGATCTGTGCCGTCGCCTGGGCCGGTGCGGGGACGTGCTCCCACAGGCTGTCGGCGGTGCGAACGGTTGCCGCGGTTACGCCGGTTCCGGCCGTTGTGGTGGTTCCGGTGGCGTAGAATGGCGTCAACGCCACGGTCGTGAAGTCGTACGTGTCCGCACTGGATGGCGAGCGAAGTGCTGTCGGAGAGGCCGGGAAGTGGGCGTTGACACCGGACCACGGAGACGTGATCTCCATGTGGCCCGTACCGGCAAGTTCAGGAACCCACGCAACCAGAGCGGGTTGACCGAGCGACGCCTGCAACGACTTCTGGTAGGCGAGCGCGACCTTGTGCATGTCGCTTCCGTCCTCGACCTGAAAATCTACTTTCATCTCTCCAACAAACCCCACACCGTCAATGGTCAGAGAAGCGCGGTTTACACCGGGGCTGATCGCATCGTCAACCATTTCCACCTGCGTTCCGCTGATAACGCGGGCGATCTTGTGGTATCCGATGACGCCGCCCGCTGTAACGGCGGTGACGTTCAGGTACATCCCCTCTTGGAATGTGAGGTTGGTGAACGTGTTGGCGGGCATCGTCACGATCTTAGTAGCGGCTGTCCACGCGCCAGCCGCGATCGTCGCCACACACGGGAAAGTACCGAAGAACACCCGCGCTCCAGACGGGCAGAATGTAGTGGTCGAGTGCGTGCTCGGTGTAGACCACGTAGCGTTCGTGTCGGGCAGGACCAACTTCGCGTACGTGTTGTTGCCCGGCGCATACTTCCAATAGCCCGCCGCCGCAACTACGTCGTCCTGCGTCGCGCGCCACACCTCACCGGGCGTGACCGTGCGAGAGAACAGACTGGTCGCGCTGGGAGCGTCGCCGGTCGTGGTGTATGACGGAGAGGTCTTGCTCGTGATCGTTCCAGCAGCATCCGCGATCAGGGTCGTGTCCGCGATCGTCACGAGCCGCCAGTCGTCCGCTCCCGACCCGGCCATGTAGAGGCGCGGGATCGAGTGCTGGTAGACGACCGACTCGTTGCCGCCGTCTCGGAAGGCACGCATCACCCCGTCGCCGTACATGAGGATGTACCGCTCGGTCGCGTCGCGCTCGATGGGGTGGATGCGCAGGCCCGACGCCGGGTAGGACGCGATCGTGACGGCACGGTCGTACCTTGTGCCCGGCCGCGAGGTGGCCCCGCGCGCCACCGTGAGCGACACGTTGGTGGCCTCCTCGACCTGGTTCTCCCGGCGCAGGTGCGGGGGCTGGCGGCTCACGCCACCGAACAGGGAACCCGTCTTGTGCGTCCGCTGGGGCATTAGAATCGCACCCCCCGGCGCGAGCCCTTGAACCGCACCGACTCGGGCGTCTTGAGCGGGTTCGCCGGGGCCTGCGACTGGTCGTACTGGATCGCGTGCAGGCGGGCCTCGGCGCGCTCTTGCACCAGAGCGGCATCGTCAGCCGATGCGCCCTTGATGCGGCGCTGGAACCGAACGCAGGCATCCTTGACGATGAAGCGGGCGATCGGGTCGGGCACGTCGGTGAACGATTCCTCGGTGACGGTGTGGACCAGCACGCTCCCGCCGAACGTCTCGGCAGCCGCCTCACCCTCGGGAACGGAGCGGATGAACCCGCCCACGACCGACAGTTCGCGGTACTCGTCGGCCGCTGGCTTGAACGTGAGCCACGCCGGGTTCGCGGCGATGGCGGCGGTGGTTGTGGTGGTGAGCGCTGCGCCCGTCTTGGTTGCGCCGCTGGTTGCGCCGGTGAGGGTCTGACCGCCCGTGAGTGTTCCAGTCAGCGGGGCGAGGTACATGACGTTGGACGTGATGCGGTTGAATGTTGCTGTTGCGCCCGATCCCGTCTCTGTCACGACCTCGCCCCACTGGAAAGTTCCCGATCCGCCCGATACGGCGATGTTCTTGAGCGGCGCGAACACCTCCACCCGCTTGTCGGTGTTGAACGCCCACCCGTACGCCTGCACGGTGGTCGAGGACCGATCGAGGAACGCCTCGGCGCGACCGATGTTCGACGTGCCGCCCGTGTCAAGGGCGAGCGCGTGCGGGGCGTTGATCGCCTCTACAACCTCGTTTGCCGCGGAGAGTTTGGTCATGGTGACTCCTTACCATCCGATCAGGTCCAACCGTGCTTGATGTATGTGCTCGTACCCGGCGATGCGATCACCGGACCCCACGATCCCGCCGCTGGGTTGGGCGTTGTCCATGTGGCGTTGCCGTCTGTGTTGAAGAACTTGTCGCCGCGCTTGGAGTTCATCGTCGGTGGGGTTCCGAGCATCACCGCGCGGCCACCGAAGTAGAGAGATTGATTGTTCATGCGGACATACCCAGCCCCGCTCGGGTCGCCGCTGTATCCCAGAGTCACCCACCCTCCCGCCGTGTCGTTCCAGTCGGTGTAGGTGTTCCCATCGCCACCGATATAGGTCTTGCTGGTAGCGACGCGGTTGTGGATAATCATGGACGAGTTCGACCCGTACCCGGTGAGCGTGTTGCTTGACAAATTGACCGTCTGGAGGTTGCCGCTCGACTGGTCGATGAGGATGTACACGCCCGCGATGGTGTTGCCGCTCACCGTTGCCGTCGATGCGGGTGCGTTCGCCTCAACACGCACAACCGCGCTGCTGCTGTTGCTGCTGGGGCCGATGATGGTGTTCCCGCTGATGGTGAATCCGCCGCTGACGGTCCCGCCGTTCTGGTACACGCGGCCGTCCGCGCCGAGTGTGATGTTGTTGCCCGCGATGGAGCCCTGCGTGACGAAGGGGCCGTACTGGGCGGTGTAGTTGCTGCCGACGCGGATCGCGCCGCTTGTGCCGCCCGTGAGCGTGCGCGAGGCCGTGCCCGTGAAGGTGCCGGATGCCACGAACAGATAGACCTTGCCCCCAGTTTCCTTCCAGAACCGGCCCGTCGCGTTCGATCCTGACTCGGTAACGACCTCGTCAACGATGTATGCGGTGACATTTCCTCCAGCACTGGTAGCGTCGAGTGTCGCAATCACCCCCTGCGTAAGCGTCACCATCCCGCGATATTCCTTCTCGCAGGTGTTGCCGGTAACGGTCACATTGGCGAGAGCGATGCAGCGGGGGCCGATGTTCAGGAGCGACTGGCTGTTGTCGGGGTTCTGGCACCCGATGATCTTTACGTCCTTCGTCTCTCGGGCGCTGAGATCAACCACGAAGCCGCCCGTTCCCACGGTGAATCGGCAGTTGCGGATGGTCAAGGCGCTGATCGTCGCGCCGGTGATGGGCAGGCCGTTGTAGAAGTCGTCGAGCGTCTTGATCGCGGAGGTGTTAGTGGTTGATCCCCGGCAGTTGTCGATCAGTACGTCGGTGATGTTGCCCGTCCCCGCCGCGCCCGTGCCGCCTCCGATCCGGATGTTGTCGATCCCGTCGGTGTTGGTGAGCGTGCTGTCCTTGAGCACGCTGCGGGAAATCGTCCCGGTGGGAGCCGAGAGGTACTGGTTGACGACCGTCGAGCGATACCCGCCCTCGTTTGAGAAGATGGCGTAGTTGTTGTCGTGCGAGGTGATGCGGTTCCGCTCGAACACGAGGTCGGTACACCCGCCGCCGATGTGGAAACCGTCCGAGCTGGTGTCGTGGATGTAGCAGTCGGTGATGGTTCCTCGCGTGCAGTTGGTGAACCACGCGATGTACTTCAGCACACCGATCATCTCCACACCCTCGATCCGCAGGCCGTCGA